TGACATCATTCAGGCCGGGGCGTTTCGGCTTTCGCCGAGATTGGTTATGTGTCAAACTTCAGAGGAAGACAGTTTGTCTGTCCTCTTGGTCAGGTACTTCGGGTGACTCTCGCCCCCGTTTCAGCCGGGGGAGTTGTACCCGACCGCCTGCCGTTTGAATTGTCTGGGCGAGCCTCGTTGGTTATTCGCCGTGTGCCCCTGTGGCAGGGCCACCATAATTGGCAGATGATTACTTGTCAAACCACTATTCAATTATTCCGACAGAATACCGTGCGTGTTAGCAACCAAACCTCTTGTATGAAGGCTCAAATGGATTCCAAGAAAACTAATCCAGACGGTAAACCGAAGCGGGGAAGGGGCCGTCCGGCGACTGGGAGGATGCCGATCAGGTGGTACCGGATGCACACCACCGACTTCGATCTGGTCCAGGCGGCGGCGGATGAGAGTGGTATGACAATTGCCGATTACACTCGGTCGACACTGATGACCAGGAGCCGAGAGGTGCTCAAGTGAGGTCGGTTCTTGCGATCGATCCAGGTCCAGTGGTGTCGGCCTGGATCGTCCTGGAGGATGGTCTGCCGATCGCTCATGGGATCGAGCAGACTGACGTCATCATCGACCTGGTCAGGCCCACAGACATCCTGGATCACGACGTCGTCATCGAGAGGATGCAGTCCTTCGGCATGCCGGTCGGTGAGTCGGTCTTCGAGACCTGCTACGTCATCGGCAGGCTGCTCCAGGTGGCGACGCCCAGGAGGGTGAGACTGGTCACTCGCCTGGAGGTCAAGGTGCACCACTGCCACTCCGCCAGGGCGAAGGACAGCAACATCAGACAGTCGCTCCTGGACCGGTTCGGGGGCAAGGACGTCGCGGTCGGAACCAAGGGTGATCCAGGCCCACTCTACGGCATCAAGAAAGACATCTGGTCAGCCCTCGCTATCGGCGTGTACCATCTCGACACGATAGAGTCGCCCGATGCGACAACAGGCTCAACGGACCTGATGCCTGACCCTGAGGGGTAAAGTCAGGTCGACCAGAACTGACTCCACCAGGGTCGACATACCGGTGCACTGCCCTGGATCAGATTGGAGCGGAAGACCTGAAGCTCACGCAGGTCAGTCAGTAGGGACCGGGTCTATTCGGGGAGAACAAGCGATCGAATACGCCACCGTCAGAACTCGCATCAGCAGCGGCGATGTGATCGCCTTCGAGACAGCGCCCTGGTCGCTCTTCTCTCAACTCATCTCGCTCTGGACTCGGTCCAGGTACAGTCACGTTGGACTCGTCATGAAGGTCCACGGGCGACTCGCCGTCATCGAAGCACTCGAGGGAACAGGGGTCAGAATCCACCCACTCTCCAGGTTGGTCAAGAGGCGGAAGCTCGACTGGTTCAAGCTCGATAAGACCCAGGTCAACCGGGTCGCACTCGTCGGCGATGCTCTCACTCACTGGGGACAACGATACGCATCGCCCTGGCAGTTCATCAGATCCTACTCCTTCATCACCAGGAAGATCCTCGACAGCATCGGTGTGCCAGCCGATACCAACAACGAGAGGTTCTTCTGCTCTGAATTCGTCATGCATGCGATGAGACAAGCAGGCTACCAGGGAGAGGGACCAGACGACGCCAGGGCGACACCCGATGACATCACTCGACTCCCATGCCTCACTCGACAAGGACGACTGGAGATCAACAGTGGATGAGTTCAGATTGACACCTGCAGTCGTTACCAGGGTAATTGATGGGGATACCGTGGACGTCCTGCTCTCGCTCAATTTCGGCGTGGGATTTACCTCCAGGCTACGTCTCTGCCTTTCAGATGGAACCGGCCTCGATTGTCCTGAGGTGAGAGGACCAACCAGAGTCCAGGGCAAGGCAGCAACCGCACACCTCGAGGCACTCCTGGACGAGCACGGCGGACCTGGACGCAAGATCCTGGTCAAGTCGTTCAAGGACAAGCGAGGACGATACGGCAGATACATCGCTAGCCTCGAGACCAACAGTCACAAGATCTGTGACCTCATGGTCGAAGACGGTCACGCCGTCAGGAAAGATTACTGATGCCTTCCAAGAAACGACCAACGCCTCGAGAACGTATCCAACAGGCTACCACCAAGGCGAAGAAAGATCGGGCCGGTCGAACCAAGGCTCGACGCATGGCAACCAAGGCCGGACTCGTCAAGAAAGGTGATGGCAAGGATGTTCATCACAAGGATGGCAACCCTCGCAACAACTCGAGCGCCAACCTCTCGGTCAAGTCACGCAAGACCAATCGATCGACCAAGAGGAAGGGTGGATCGACCCGGCGGCGGAAGTCCTGACATCATATCTCGCCCGATGGGTAGTTCGATCTCACGCCACTGACCTAACGGTCGACGGGCTGGGATGTCCGAACTTATATCTCATCCCGAGCCGCTCGACTCTTGCCCGTGTACGCGAGGCGCTGAGATTTAGTGTCGCCTGGGACGATGATTCTCGATCATTATGCTCCAGGTGGAACAAAGCGTGCCCATTGTTCCGCCCTTTTCCCTGCGGAAACAGGCCGATCACCCCGATCCCCCCCCGGGGTCAATGTCGCGAAACCCGAAGTCCTGACATCCCCCAAACCCGAACCGACCCCCCACCCCTTCTGCCTCTCTCCACCCTCCTTATCCCCAACCCACCGATACCCAGTTGCGGACTATCGGATATCGGCATATGCTGCCTCCTACCCAGCGAACAGGTACACCCACAGGTACACCCACAGGTACGCCGCACATGACACACTACATCGACAGGTATCTCGACGGACCATCAGAGAGCGAGACGGGCTGGTGGAGACCCGCCCGTGACACTACCCAGGAGCAGACGTATGCGATCTGGAAGCTAGTCAGTGACGGTTGGTTGGAGACGCGGGAGGACACCGAGACCGGTCGCGCTGTTTATCTTCTCGCCGAGAAGACTGCGTACATGTACCGCAGGACTCCTGCGGGGGATAAGGCGTTGCAGTTGTGGTGGAACGGCATCGACCCTGATACGGGCAAGCCCAAGTGTGATCACGTCTGGGAGACGATCGAGTGGAGTCCTGACGATCCTGGGGTTCCCACCCATGAGATTTGCTTTGAGTGCAACAAGCGGCATGTGACCGGTGCGAACAGGCGGTTGGATTCTCAGAGGCGGTGTAATGTTCCTGATGACGTGTGGAATTCTTGGTCGTCAGCAGAGCAGGAGCGGGTGATTCTGTACGGGATAGATCCAGAAACCGGTGAACCTCGTGGAGGACTTAGGGGATGAGTATAGGCGAACGGATTCGCGAGGAGCGTCTACGCCGGGCGATGAGTCAGACTGATCTCGCCCTGGACGTTGGGACGCATCAGGCGCGAGTGAGCGATTGGGAGCGGGGGGTGTACGAGCCTCTCGCCAGTACTCTGAGGCGATTGGCGAAGGCACTTCGGTGCAGTTCGGATCGTCTGTTGGAGATGGACAAGGAGTGGCAGGAGGGGCAGGATGCTCAAGAGAGATCCAGCGACAGCAAGAATGTTGACTGGTCGGCCTGGGAGGGTCGGTCAAGCAAGGGGAAAGCTTGGAGAGGTAGTGATCCTGAACGACGCTGAGATAGCGTTGTGCGATCACATCGCTGTGCAGCGGACGGGTGGCGGTCGTACGGACCTGCGTATGCAGAGCGGCCCTGAGAGCGACCAGGACGTGAACCGTCAGGGTATTGGTGGAGAACTCGCTTTCTGCAGGCTGTTCGGTCTGTACCCGTCTGAGGTCTTCCACATCGGCACATCGGCGGTGGACCCTGGCGATGCGTTTCTTGATGGTTACGCGATCGACGTGAAGAGTCTTCGGAAGGTGGACTCGGATCTGTTGGTTCCTGGTCACAAGACGGTCGGTGCGATTCCCGTGCATGCGTTGATGACCGGGACGTTCCCGACGTATCGTTTCAGGGGGTTTGCCTGGAGCGTGGATGTAATCGACGAGAGAAACCTGACCGATCTGGGATATGGGCCGACGTACCTGTATGCTCAGAGTCATCTCAGGAGTTGGGAGGAGTTGCATGGCGAGTCAGTCTGAGGAGTTTGCCGCTCATCTGCGGAAGCAGGGCAAGTTCCAGGAATTCAAAGCAATGCGGCTCAATCTGATTGAGAAGGGCCGCACGAAGAAGGGTGCCTGGGAGGAAGCTTCCAGGGTCTTCGGGTTCGACCAGTGGAAGTCTGGCGAGGAAGAGGCTGCTCCGATGGAGCACACTTCTGCGATCAGACCGGCACCAGGGCGACCCAACAGTTCTGTTTTTGAGGGTAAGGTATCGTCGCTGCGGGGCGACTTTGGTTGGGTTTACGACAGTTTGAGTTTGGGGGACGTATCACCCGATGACGCTCCGAGCAGCGGGGCATGGGGACTTCTGGAGTTCGCGAGATTGGACCCCAAGAGTTTCTTCACCGAGTGGATGCGTATGGTGGCGAGATCGGATGACACCTCTGCGAGAGATCGTGAGGTAACCGCTGATGCCCGTCGCGCCACTGCTGAAATCACCGAAATGCTCCGCACCATCAGGACTGCCGTTGTACCGGCAAGTTCCGAAGGGGCTGGAGGAGAACCTGCTCTGGAGGCAGGAGATTCTGACGAGAGCGTCGAATGACCCGTCTTTTCAGAAGGACATGGTCACGGCGTGCTCCGAGGATATCCTGTTCTGGGTCAATGCGTTTGTATGGACGTACGACCCCCGCCAGGATATCCCCAAGCTCCCGTTCATTACCTGGGAGTTCCAGGACGAGGGTCTCTGCTGCCTCGAGGAATCGATCGGCAAGACCGACCTGCTGATCGAGAAGAGCAGGGACATGGGTGCGTCATGGATGTGCCTGACGACGTTCCTCTGGAGATGGATGTTCCGACCACTCCAGTCGTTCCTCATGGTCTCACGCAAGGAAGCGTTGGTAGACGGGTCCGCTGATTCTCTCTTCGGACACATGGACTTCGTCATGCGGGGACTGCCCGTCTGGATGATCCCCACACACAAACGAAACAAACTGAAACTCTCGAACCTGGACAACGGGTCTCGCATCGAGGGAGAGAGTACCACCGACAACATCGGTCGAGGCGGACGTCGGACGGCACTCCTGCTCGATGAGTTCGCCGCGTTCGAGGGCGGTGGATGGGACGTACTGAGCGCCACAGCGGACAATACAAACACCCGACTGTTCAACTCCACGCCCAACGGGACTGCAAACGCCTTCTACGCACAGCGTCAGGCGGGGACCCCCCGGCTCAGGTTCCACTGGAGCGATCACCCGGACAAGGGTGCCGACAAGTACAAGGACAAGACCGATCGCTGGCGATCACCCTGGTACGACAACGAATGCATCCGCCGTGCCCACCCTGTGGAGATCGCGACCCAACTGGACATCGACTACCAGGGAAGTGCCTACCCGTTCTTCGACACCCGCACACTCGAGGAACTGGGACGGGAGTGGTGCCGCGAACCTGAACACATCGGTACCCTCAATGTCGAGCAGGGATACGAACCGAATTTCGTCGAAGATAACATCGGTCCGCTCAAGGTCTGGGTCGATGTGGATGAAGACGGGTTCCCGATTCTCTCCCGAGACTACGTCATCGGGGTCGATGTCTCCCAGGGGACAGGCGCTTCGGAGAGTGCGTTGGTCGTCGGGGACCGCCTCACCGGGGAGAAGGTTGCCGAACTGTGCTCCAACCAAATCTCGGCGTACAAATTTGCGGAACTCGCGGTGGCTCTCTGTCGGATGTTCCGCGGCCCAGGCGGCAGGGGTGCCTACCTGATCTGGGAAGCAACCGGTCCTGGTCGTACGTTCGGCAAGGCGGTCGTCGAGGATTGCCGCTACTCGAATATCTACTTCGCCACCAGCAGAGACACCCTGCGAAAGAAGATCTCGGATAAGCCTGGGTGGTTCTCGACGCGGGATGCCAAACGTGACTTGTTGACCACCTACCGGGAACTGCTGTTCACCGGCAAGTTCATCAACCCGTCCAGGAAATCGATGGAACAGGCGGCGGAATTCGTCTACCAGCCCAACGGTTCGATCGAGCACGGTGTCTCGCTACTGACCACCGACCCTAGTGACCGCGGGACCAATCATGGCGACGTTGTTATAGCGGACGCGCTGGTCGCTCTTATACTCAAGGACCGTGAGCAGAAGGTCTCACCGGTGAAGTCCGGTCCCCCGGTCATGTCTCTGGCGTGGCGTCGCCAAGAACGTGTCAATGAACTTGCGAATACTACGGAGTGGGACTGATGGCGTTTGACCTGAACGACGAACAGCACCTGCAGCGTCTCCGCCGTGCGATGGAGGCTAGTCGTCGAAAGCTGGAACCGTTCCGGCGACGACACAGGCGGGCGGTCGAGTTGTTCGCCGGGGACGGGTACGGGGACGAGGGTGAGAGCAAACCACAGCACCTGAACATGATGGAGTTGGCGATCAACATCTACGAGCGGCATCTCGTAGGTCGACCGCCCCAGGTGAACATCTTCACCAGGAACCCAGAACTCGGTCCGACCGGCGCGAAGCTTGAAGCGATCATGAACGATCTGCTCAAGCAGTTCAAAATCCACGCCTCGCTGCAACGCACGGTCCGCTCGGCACTGTTCTCCCTGGGCATCGTCAAGGTCGGCAGCAGCGTCACTGGTTCGTACTCGATCGACAACTTCGAGATCGACCGCCAGGAGCCGTTCGTCAAATCGATCCTGCTCGACGACTGGGTGCACGACATGTCCGCCCGGCACTGGGAGGACATAGCGTTCTCCGGTCACCGTTATCGGATGCCGGTGGAGATGGCACGCGAGGACAAGTCTTTCAAGAAGGATGCCCGAGAAAAACTCAATGCGGCGGAGGCACCGCACTTCAACGAGTTCGGTGGAGATGAACGCATCCACACCCTCTCCCAGGGCTACGGGATGCACGAGGATGAGTACGAACCGTACGTCGAACTCTGGGAGATCTGGTTACCCAGGCACAAGCAGTTGGTGACCCTCTCACCCCTGGACGGGAACAAGCCCCTGCGGGTGGTGGATTGGACCGGTCCCGAGAATGGTCCGTTCCACCCGCTGTGGTTCAACGAGGTAGATGGGCAGACCATGCCCCTGAGTCCCGCGATGCTCTGGTCTGGGATGCACGAACTGATCAACGGCCTCTACCGGAAATTGGAACGACAGGCAAACAGGTTCAAGCGGATCGGGGTCACCCGTGGCGAGGACACCGAGGATGCGGAGACCCTCCGCCAGACCTCGGACGGCGAGATCGCCGCAGTCCTGAATCCAGACGCGATCCAGGAGAAGACGTTCGGCGGCATCGATCAGCAGTCGTTCGCCTTCATGCTCCAGAGCAAGGATCTGTTCTCCTGGTTGTGCGGCAACCTGGATTCCCTGGGCGGACTCGGGGCGTCGAGCGAGACAGTCGGGCAGGATGCCATGTTGCGGGAGAGCAGTTCGCAGCGGATCTCGCATATGCAGGACGCGGTCATGCTCTGGACCAAACGTGTCCTGACGGATTTCGGCTATTACATCTGGGCGGACCCGATCGAGACCTACCCGGCGATCATGAAGGTGCCGGGCATGGGGAACATGCAGGGCACGCTGGGTCCGATGGAGCGAGAGCAACACTCGTATTATTATCACGAGGTTGATATCCGCCCGTATTCGATGCAGTTCCAGAGTCCGCAACAGCGGATGTCGGTGATCAACCAACTGATGCAGACGGTGGTCCTGCCAACACTGCCGATGCTCCAGCAGCAGGGTCTCCAGTTGAACCTGCCGGGTCTGATGGAGACCTATGCCAAGTACGCTGACCTGCCGGAACTCAAGAACATCATCGTCCCGATCAACCAGGGTTCGACTCCTAGCGAGTCGATGCTGCCGACGACGGCACCGGAGAACGAACTGCAGGAGGAGGGCAGCCGCGAGGACGGTCGCACCTCCCAGTCCCCGGTCACCCACCGGACGAACGAGCGGATCAGTCGACCCGGTGCCACTCGACAGGGTGCAGAGGCGTCTCTGGTACAGACCATGATGGGCGGCAATCCGCAGCAATCTGAACAAGATGGCATGAACAAGCATTACGGAGGTTGAACGATGGCGTACGGAATGGGAATCACTGCCGGTGACCTGGACCGCGGGTACAACCTGCTGCCGTCAGGGGCTGAGTTGATGGCGCAGGGGCCGGGTTCGATGGACACTGATCCGATGGCAATGAGTGCCATGGGCGGCGGGATGATGGGAATGCTCCCCAGCATGGGCGGAGAGGGGGAGGGTGCCGGGTTCCTGGGTGAGTTGCAGAAGATGAAGGATGAACCCGCAGAAGACGTCTCCTGGATGGAGCAGGACGAGGAGTTCAAGAACCAGGAGCAGCAGCAGCAGTTCCAGGCGATGATGCAGCAGTTCCAGGGCGCTGCCGATCAACAGCAGCAAGCGGGCGGATTCACTCCCCCCTACGCTTCACCTGGGTTCCCGCAGCAGGGTGGTCAGGGTGGTGGCGGTCAACTTGGTCAAGGCGAGCGTTACACCCCGCCATGGCAGCGGCAGGGAACCAGATACAACGACCTCATTGGACAGCGTCGGGAACGTGAAAACGAAGACTACCGGCGGATGGGGTATCCGCAGGACGACCCGAGTGGGATGAATTTGCAACCAGCGATCAACTTGAGTTACCCAGATCTCGACGATGAGATCCGTTCGCTGGAGGGTCAGCATCCGCCGTTGTCGGGCAATCACCCGTGGATCAGTCCAGAAGGGGAGGAGTGGTTCTCTCCCCCAGCAGAATACCAGGAGATGCCCAGGATGGAGCCTCTCGGCGGCGGAATGCTAGGCGGTTTCTGATGGGTACCACATACAGGGTCAACGGCAAGTCGGTAACTCGCAAGGAATTCAATAAGAATCCCAAGGGTGCCGGGAACATCAGGCGATCGTACGAGTCTCGCCAGATCATCAAGTCCGATGGTGCCGGGGTTCATCCCAAGGATCGCAAGGCCGCGGAGGAGCATTCCAAGAAGCACGGGATCCCGACGCACTTCGATCGAGAGGGTCGTCCGCACTTCACATCGCTCAGACACCAGACCGATTACCTGCGGAAGATCGGTTTGCATAACAAAGACGGTATTCATTGACCCTGGGGGGTCTGGAATACACTTCCACCCGAGGAGGGCGTCATGCCCAAGGTCGGCGGCAAGAAGTTCAGCTACAGCAAGTCGGGTAAGGCTAAGGCGAAAGCCTACGCCAAGAAGACCGGCAAGAAGATGTCTCGGAAAAAGAAGTGATGCGCGGACCGTATCCCGACCCAGGTGATAAACCCAAACCGACCAGGAAGTTTCCTGTCTCGGACGTACCCAAGATCATTCGCAAGGTCGACAAGCCCAAGACTGAACCTGGAAAACCAGACAAGAGTAGAAAGTTTTGATGTCAACAGATTCCAAGGTAGAGACTGTTCCCGAGACGCCTGAAGAGGAACGGGCTGCGGTCGAGTCCGAGTACTTCGACGAGCAACCTAATACCGACGAGGGTTGGGACGAGCAACCTGCCGCTGACCCCCAAGAGGAGTTGGTAGGGGAAGAACCACCCGAGCTTTTGACGGAGACTGAGCCGGAACCCGTCGCCGAGGTTCCTATCGACCAGGATGCCGAGTTCACCAACGAGCACTTCGCATACGGGCAGCAGATGGGCCTGTCGCCGGATCAGGTGCGGGCATTCGGCAACCCCCAGGCATTCGAGTCAGTGATCGGAACGATCACCGCGAACACCGGGGTTGACCCGGCTAAGGCGGCAGTCGATCAGCAGGTCCGCGCTGATAATCCTGACGCTTTTCAGGAAGAAGCCGCTCCCGTCGCCGAGGGGGACTACAGCTTTGAAGATCCCGATCTCTACGACGATACGATCCTGGGCATGAACCAGCACAACAATACGCGGTTCCAGCAGATGGAAGGCCGTTTGCACAATATGGAATCGATGAACCAGCGCCTCCAGGCGGACGTCGCCGCGAGGGAATTCGACCAGATTGTCGACACGCTGGATGGAGAACTTTTCGGCGTTGGTCGTCTCAACTCCCTGGACGAGACCACCGCCATGAATCGTGTCAAATTGGCGAATGAGGTTTCTCGCCAAGGGCACGGGTATGAGGCTCGCGGTGAAGCATTGCCACCGCTGGGCGACCTTGTCGCCAAGTCATACCAGTCAGTCTGGGGAGGCGAGTTAAAAGAACGAACCCTTCGAGGTATCGCAGCAGCGTCAAAGGCAAGGACTGCCCAGACGACAGCAATCCCAACCAACCGAGAGTCCGACCCGGTCGACTCTACGGTTGCGGCTACAAAGGCGGCTATGGATTGGTATCGCACTAACGGCACTCCTATTGACGAAGAAGCGGCCCTTATCGAATAGTCAAAAGGAATAATAAACCGTGGCATATCAAGCCGACGATTACGCTGATCTCATCACTACTACTCTACGCCACCTCGAGAAGACCACCTGGGCCGACATCGTTGTGGATAACCAGCGGCATATTGCGATGCCGCAGATTCTTCGGAAAAAGTCCGTCCAGTTCGGATCTGGATATGGGCACCAGTTCAATTGTCGTTTCTTCAGCAACAACGCTGCTCGCAACGTAAAATTGAACGAGGTAGATAACCCGACGACCGCTGACACCCAGGCGACCGGCAACGTGCCTTGGCGGCACACCGAGACCCACTGGGCGTTGGAAGAGCGGATCATCTCGATGAACCGTGCTCCCTCTCGTCTCGTCTCCCTGCTCCAGACGAGCCGGGTCGATGCGATGACCGATCTCGCTGAACTGATGGAGACCAACTTCTGGTCGAAGCCCAGTTCGGCGTCTGATGAACTGTCTCCGTTTGGCGTACCATCCTGGGTCGTCTACAACTCGGCGAGCGACGGATTCACCGGGGGCAACCCCTCTGCTTTCCCGCAAACCGGAGCGGGAAGTATCGACTCGGATGTGCAGTCCCGTTGGAAAAATTGGTCGGGCAAGTACACAACTTTGTCGGCGGCAGATTGCATCAGGAAATGGCGCGAAGCTTCGACGAAGACTGAGTTCAGACCGCCCGTTGACGGTCCGTTTAACAACACGCGATCCCAGTACGGTTTCTACACCAACTACACCACCCTGGGTCAGTTGGAAGAGATTCTGTATTCTCAGAATGACAATCTGGGTTCGGACGTCGCGAGCCTTGACGGTATGACCCGGTTCCGCCGGACCCCCGTCACCTGGGTGCCTTGGTTCGACAACAACTCAGCGAAGATGTTGTCGGAAGCTGGTGTAACTAACCCAATCTACGGGTTAAATTGGGCGTCACTGAAAGTAGCATTCTTAAGCGGAGAATACCTTAAGACCTCGAAGGTCGCTCCGCATCCGCTTCACCACAGAACCCTTACTTCTTTCACAGATTGCACCTACCAGTACTTCTGCCAGGACCGACGATCGAACTTCGTCCTGTCGCAGTAGTCCACTTAATTCTCACCTAGTCCCCCGTCTCGCAATCTCTGCCACGCGAGACGGGGGCAACTGAGACTGGCAGAATCGAAAGCGAGAACGAATCATGACGAGCGAAATGCAACACAAGGGACAGGCGACCGCTGGGTTGTCTGGAGCAGTCTGGGGCAACCTCCCGGTCAAGAACTGGGCCTGTCGACTCGGCGGTCAGTTCCGATTGGTCAACGGCGACGGCATGGCAATGGATGATGCCGGTGCTGCCTGGGGCGATGACGGAGTGAACAACGGGTTCGCCTCGGTGCAGCAGGGAGGGAACACGATCACCGTCGTCTCCGATGTGACGAACTCCCACAACGCTGCGACCATCAAGTTGCTGACCGATGGAACCAATGCCGACAACTGTGTACTCCAGACACAGTTGCCCGTCATCAACATCGCGTCGGGTGCAGGACGTTGGGCATTTGAGGCGAGGATCAAACCGTCCACGGTTGCCAACTCCAACAACTTCTACTTCGGTTTGACTTCGGCGGCAATTGCCGACAACGCAACCCTGGTTGCGGGTGACCTTGCCGACATCTCCGCTGTTGGATTCCTGATCCAAGAGGGGGACGGCGACGATATCCGCGGTGTGGTTTCCGATGCGAGTGGTGCCGCTGGCATCGCGCTCATGAACGTCTCGGCGGACAACAAGTACCTCATGAGTGCCGCCGACCTGTACTACCACCTCGGTGCCGTCTACGACGGGATGCGGATCAAGTTGTACATCACCGGGGTCAAGTCCGGTGAGACGGTTGCGAAGTCGGTCCTGCTTCACGAGGTGGGTGAGGGGGGTTCCGAGTACCCCTCTACGACCGATACTGATATGTACCTCTTCGCCGGGATCGAAGCGGCGGGAACCGCCGCGGACTTCGAGATCGAGTGGATGGCGTACGGTCAGGAGTTCATCGATTTCTAGGATGAAGGTGCTTCACCACCTTCGCCACCCGGTGGGGGAGGGTAGTCCGCGCTACCCTCTCCCACCGCCCCCCCACGCTATGGACGAATTCACAAGACGACGACTGGAACAGATGCTCGGCGGGCTGGTCCCAACCGAGATAGAGAACCTGTGCGCTCGCATCCTGGAACTGACGCGGCGGGCAAATGGTCCCTCGCATCTGGCAGAGTCCACCCTGGCATTGATCTGTGTCATGGCGGCAGTACCGCCCGAGACTCCCCGCGGAGCAAAGGACACGCTCGATCATGAGAACGAGGGGGACATGATCATCGTCCGCATCGGCGACGATGAGGTTCTCTGCCAGTTCCAGGGCAAGGGACCAGGAGGTCGCTACCGCGTGCGGACAGAAGCCGGGGACACCAAGCTGATCCCCAAGGAAGCGTTTCTGAACCTCGCGGAGAAGATCCGTGCCAATTGAGAATGCTGGACTGGCGCTCAACTACGAGTCGATCCGCGACCGTGTTGCCGAGTACGTCTATGGCGGCAGCGGTGACTACTCGGACGGTTCCTACACGACTGCCGAGAAGGCGGTTATCGATCGCACCATCGAGGACGGTCTGCGTCAGTTCTACCGTCCTCCGGTCGTAGACGGTCGCCGTCACGAGTGGACGTTCCTGTCACCAACCGACTCGTTCACGATCAACACACCTCAGTCGTCTGGGACGATCCAGTACGACCATGCCGGTCACGCCAATGGTGAGCGGGCGGTCCTGTTGACCAGCGCCACCTTCGCGGCGGAGAGCGACGGCGGGTGGGACTACTCCCAGTCGATGATCGAGATAGCCGGGGTCGATTATCAGATCAGTTCGCGATACGACCCCACCACCCTGCTCCTGTCGGCAAACAACAACCCAGGCGAAGACGTCGCCGCGTTGACCTCGTACAAAGTGCACCAGGGTAACTACATCCTGCCGGATGATTTCGGTCGTCTGGTCGACGAGCCGACCCTGGCGCAGAAGGACAATGCTTGGTACACGCTCAAGCTGATCTCAGACGCTCGCATCCGGTCCATGCGGCAACGGGACTTCAACCAGAACTTCGCCAGCGGCAAGCCGCAGTTCATCGCGATCCGACCGCTGGCGAATGACCCGACGACGGTCAACCGAAAGGAAATGATGTTCTGGCCCGACATCTCGTCGGACGCAACCATCATCTACCGTTACCGGGTCCGCCCAGGTCTACCGACGAGCACAACCTCTCCCAGCGGATACCTGTACGGATCTAGCGAGCACAGCGACACGATCATGTACTCGTGTCTCGCCGAGGCGGAGTTGCGACTTGATGGCGGGCATGGTGCCTACCATTCCAGGTTTATGGAGTCACTGGTCTCGTCCATCTCGGTCGACCGGTACGACAACAAGAGTCGTCATCTGGGCTACAATGATGACTCATCGGACGGGTCCGACGCATTCTCAGTCCGACGCACCTACCTCTACGGCAGCGGAGTATCTTACAAGGGTTCTGGTTCTTAGCGAGGATGATACCGTGAGCGGCAATACAGCAATCTTCAAGGAATACGGGGCGGATCACGAGTTCACCGATCCAGGTGATGCCGGTGCGATCGTTCCCGATCGACAACGAGCGGTCTGCCCGATGGTATCGACCGTTGCGGGTGGCGAGACGAACACGCTCCCCGATCCCGAGTTCATGGGGCAGGAACTGACGATCTGCTTCAAGACCGATGGCGGCAACAGGGTTGTCACTGCGGCGACCGGGATCAACCAGACTGGCAACAACACGCTGACGTTCGCCGACGCGGGCGACATGATCGCGCTCCAGGCAATTCAGAGCGGGTCGAGTGTTGTGTGGCGGGTGATGGCGAACGACGGCGTGGCGTTGTCCACTGTGTAGGGAGGTGATCCATGGCGCTCTCAACAGAAACCTCTCTGTCTGAATTCCAGAGTATCGTCGGCTGGGAAGGCGGGGTACACGACCAGAAGTTCGCGTTCAAGTCTCTTGGTGACGACGGCGAACTGATCGCTGCTGTGACGGGGTCGAAGATTCGCGTCCTGTCAATGTTTGCCTCCTGCGACGACATCAATGAGGTGGTGAGCGTCTACCTGGAAGACGGCACGACCCAGATCGGGCCGAAGTTCCTGGTCGGCGCATTGGTGCAGACGTTGGCGTATGTAAATGAGGCAGACCAAGCCGCAAGCAACGTCAACCACATTGCCCAACTGCCCCCGGTCCTCCTGCCGTTCAGCCCCGCTGGTTGGTGCGAGACCACAGCAGGTGCCGCCCTCAACGCTGAGTTCAGCGCGGCGATCACTACCGGAAAAGTCGAGTTCATGATCGTCTACCAGGAAATCCCCTAATGCCCCCCAGGCAGGGTCCGCGGAGATACCACCAGGATGTTCCCTTCCCGATCGCCGGTCTCGTTGAGACGGCACCCGTCAATGATCAAATGCCGGGGTCGACGATCGATGCGGAGAACGTCCGCGCGTACCCTGCCAACCTGAGCGTCACCAAGGCGTCGTCCTCGCTGAACGCGACGTTCAACGGACGTAACCGGGGCGGGCAACGCGCTGGATTGTCTTCGTATCTCACCCAGGAAAGCGGCGGGGTGACGGTCAACCTTCCGTTCCAAGACACCGACGCTCCTCCGATCCAGGAGATCACCCATCTCACCTGGACCGAGGTGACCGACCTCTATGGTCAGGGACACATCATCAACCGGCAGACGACCGGCGGTGAGTTCCAGATGCTCGACAAGGACGGCACCCTGATCGGCACGGGTGCGATGGGCGGCACTTCTGATCGCTACCAGTTGTCAACCTGGGGGTCGGACGGTGGTGCCTATGTGGCGACCACCACACCGGACAACGAGGTGGTCGTCCAGCGACTCAACACGAGCGTCGACCCAACCACCGATCAGCCCACCGTCGTCTGGACAACGGCAAGCCTGTCCCAGTCGCGGGTGCCCATCAAGTCCGCGGCCCAGGGGTATAGGCCCGTTCGCGGGATGTATGTCTGGGGTGAAACGCTTTACGTCTGGATTGGATCTCTCGACATCGCGGGCAATTCTGCGGCGGAAGCGATCTACCGTTTCGATACAAGCACTGGGGTGCTGCGGGACGGCACGGGCAACAACACATACTGGATGCGGAACTTTGGTGGGGCAAGCACTGGGAAATTTCACGCCAGTGATATCGCTGATACCCATTACTCATACAACAACCTGATGTCGATCGGTCGCAACCGGATGGCATTGCTGACGTTCAACGGTCAAGGCGGCGACACCGGTGCGGACAACCTGTCGACGGCACTCGCCTACTCGGTCGGCGCATCTGGAATGAGGACCGCCCTGGAGAGTCTGTCGGGCATCTCCAGCGGCGACGTGTCTACGACCCTGGGACCGCTCTCAGGTCGAGGTGTCGCGGTCGAGTTCACAGGTGCCCTGGGGAAGCGCAACGTCCCACCCCTGGCGATTGAAACGGCGGGTGTCGCCCAGGTGTTCACCATCACCTGTGCGGTGGACACTGGTGATCCTGGGTACAACGGTCGCTACTTCACGATCTACGACGCCTCGAACAACAAATACAACATCTGGTTCAAGACGGGTCGCGCCGAGGTGGCAGTCGCTGCGGCAGGACTGACCAGTCTTTACAAAGCGATCAAGGTCACCGTCGCGACCGGTGCCGCCAACACGGTGGTCGCCGCTGCCATCCAGACAGCTATCGATGCCGACTCGGCATTCACTGCGACTGTCGCCTCGAACGTCGTGACCGTGACGAACGCTGCGGTAGGGGATGCGACAGACCCCTCGCTTGGCGACGTGAACACTGACACCACGTTCCTCGTGCTCGCCGTCGATACCCAGGGCATCACCGGTCTCCAGGCGGCAGACGAGGTGCAGCAATCTCGACTGAAAGGAGGACCGAAATACGGCACCGTCACCGCAGCGTTTGAACACGGCGGCGGCACTCAGACCACAGGGACAATCGCCTACGACGCGAGTGCAGCGGCGGTCCAGGGCAGACTGGAGGCGTTGTCAAACGTAGTTGCGACGGTCAACTCAAAGCAGACGTTCCTGACCGACAGTGCCACTGGTGCGATGTACGCCTATCTGTGGTATCCCGCGACCACCCTGTCGAGCGACATCAACAACATCGTCACTACGATCCCGGTTACTTCGACCACTGGGACCGTAACGGGCGAGGCGGTCTACGACATGGACGATGCCAACTCTGGCAGCGGCACCAAGCAGATCATGATCGATGACGAGGTCATGACTATCGGTTCGGTCGATGATGGTGCAGACACGGTGGTCGTCACCAGGGCGGCGACCAAGGACACTCAACTCAGCAATGCCGGGGGCGAGACTGCCACTTCCAGCGATCAGGTCGCGACGGTCGGGCAACCGCACTCCTCGGGTGCGACGGTCTACTTGAAGCAGAACACGACCGCCTCTGGTGACGGCATTGCCTACAACGACAGTGCCGCCACATTCAAGGCGGACCTGGAAAAGATCCAGGGCATCCAGGTCGCCCAAGACCAGAAGCAGAGTCTAGCGCATAACGCAGTTGCCGGATCGGTGAAGATCGAGTGGAAGGGGGTCCGCTCTGCCGCGATTGCCCACAACGCGAGTTCGGCAACTATTGATTCTGCCCTGGAGGGTATGTCGAACATACCGTCTGGCGAGGTTGCGGTCAGCGGAACCTGGGGCGGCGGCAAGATTGTCACGTTTTCGGGAACGCTCGCGGCAACCGACCACCCGAAGATGAGGTTTGTCGAGGAGACCGCCGATTTTCTCGCCAGCGGTGACGCGGCACTGTCCGCGACAAGCGGGGTCATCATCACCCAGGAGGGGCGACCTGATGACATCGTCGTGACCGGCAGCAACCTGAACGCTGGGTCGGGACTGGTCGTCGAGTTCAAGGGTCAGTTCGCGGGAATCGACCTGCCTCTCCTGGAGCGGTCCCAGGTTGGAGTCACGACCGACATGGACAACCTGACCGTCACGCAGACGACTGCGACGGTGGTCCCAGATGTCAACGTGACTGGCGGATGGGACTGGCCCACCGTCGCGGAGACCAACCTGGATGAAGGAAGTGGTATCAACGCCACCGTTACGACTGTGGATGTCAATGATGCTGGCGACATGAAGGCGAACGACGTGATTTACGTCGGCACGAGTACCTATGAACGCCAGGAGTATATGCGGATCAGCAGCATCAGCAGCAATGAGTTGACGGTCACGCGAGGGTTCGCCGGGACCACCGCTGCCGCCCACGCTGACGACGCCGCGGTGTTTCTGAAACGAACAGACTGTAACCTCAACTTCCAGGGGACGAAGGCGGGAACAC